GCCTAAAACACGCTTTTAACATTCGTAATGTAGCTCTGTATTTAGGGTCTTTACTATTATGTTCTGTTACTTTATCTTGCAAGATTCTCTCTATTCGAGCAGATACTTGTTTCATCTCATCTCTAAAATCGTTTATCTTGCGAAGTCTTGATACTTCTATCTCTACTGTTCTATCTGTCTCAGAGTGTGAGCCATTCTCTAGTATTGCCCAAACCTTTATTCTTGCAGTCTCATCTTCTCTGTTCAGGCTAGATATTACACCGTGTACTATTGAATCTTCTTGTGGTGGCTTAGGTATAGACCAACTTACTGTGTCGCCTATACTTAAATCTTCAAGCCGTGCCATAGGTTGTTCTGTCAGCAGGTCTTTGGTTTTCTTCTAACCTTTTCTCATACTCTTGATGTGTAGAGCAAGGCATATAAATTAAATTACCGTCTTTGTCGTGAGTATGAGTACCACTACAACCTAGTTCTTCTGCTCGTTCTTCAGCTTCTTCTCTTGTAGTAAATTCATCTCTACCAACCATTTCTTTTGGATTATCACTAAATCTCATTATCTGTCTAAGTCTTATCTCTGCGAGTTCTTTAGTTGGATAGCAACCCATATTCCTGCCTGTCTCTGTAATAACACAGAACTCTCCGTCTATCTCTTTGACTACTTTAAACTCTGCACCTTCAAAGCTAGATTCTGATATTGCTTCAGGTACTTCATCTAATTGTTCTATTTGTTCTATTGTTGCAGGTTGATAATCCCTAAGCATATTCGCAGGTACACTTGTTTTGTCTGTACCAAGCAAATAAACATCTTGTTCTGTTGTTGTAGGTAATCCAACGCTTTGTCTTGCTTCTGCTACTGTTACCCAACCACCTTGTACTGCTAAGTTCATTCTCTCGTAAATCTCGTTTGTATCTGTCTGTAAAGCTCTTACATCTGTGTAATCATATCTAGCTTCCAAGTTACTTGAGTCAGGGTAATCTACTTTGAGTATCTGATGTGTTATCTCTTGTGCAACCATATCCCATAAAGGTATTAGCTTTTGTTCTGTAAAGAACTCTCTTAAGGTCTTTGCATTTGAGTATGTAGCATATCTAAGACCAACTGACATTCCTGCAAGAATGCTTGGAACTCCTATAACGGCAGATACTCTAGCTTCAAAAGATTCTCTTAGTTCTCCAATCTCTAAGTCTTTTGGACTAAATGCTAGTTTTTCTACATTAACACCACCTGATAAGACCAAAGGCTTACCACGATTCTGTCCACCTGTTCTTCTTTGGAATGCTTTAGATATTGATTCTCCTTCTTCTTCTGTCAAACCATATTCATCTTTTGGTGTAATCATAAAGCTAGGCACACCCATATTGGCAAGGATTGATGTAGCCATTTGACCTGCACTCTCATCTCCATAAATCTCTCTAAGTAATGTTCTTACAGGAGAGAATCCTTGTCTATGGTTTTCAGGGTCTAGTCCCATTCTAAAGTGAGCAACCATATCTCTGTCTAAGTTAATCTTTTGATTCTTTACTTGATACTCATAATATTCAATCAAAGTCTCATCACTACCTTTTGGAGTTACATTCTCAGGCATTAAAGGATATAAAGCAACTAACTGACCTGCTTCATTCTTTTGTTTTAGTAAGTAAGCGTCTCCTGATATGTGCATTGATTGTATCAAATAACTTTGTACAACATCTCCTGACATATAAGGATTAGGTCTTTTAAAAAGCATTCCAAGTTGATGATTAGGAACATTCTCATATTCTCCAACTTCATTGAGTTGATATATCTTTAATTCTGCTTCTGCGAATGATGTACCTAAGACTTGTAAGCAAGATACAACTGCTGAGTTTGACGCACCATTACCTAAACCTTGTATGTTAAATTGACCTGCTGATGATTGATAACCTTGTATAAAACTTGAGTTATTTCTGTCTACACCTTGTCTAAAAAAATTAAATCCTGTGCTTCTTTTTTGTTCTGAGTTACCAAAGACTACTTCTCTGAAACTTCTTCTCTCTGCCATTATTCTCCTTGTAGAGCTTTGTGAAGTAATGGACGCAACCCTTATCGGCACTACTCCACTTAGCTCTAATCTTACATTATATTAGAAAACTTTTATACTTTTACGCACTTTTGATTCTATCACGGCATACGCAAGGCTATCAACAATATCATCGTGTTCTGCTTCAGGGAATCTTAGCAGTTCTGTTTGTACATCTCCAAACCATACAGAGTTCTTTGGAAAATAAATATCTCCTGCTTCCATTCTTGCTATGAGTGGATAAGCTCTTGATACTTTATCTCTATCTGCTTTTAGTGATTTTACAATAAGCCCTTCTCTTTTAGCCATTTGTATAAACGCCAACTGATAACCTGCTCTCTCAATTCCGACATAAGCAAGGTCATACTGCTGAACTTTTCTCTGTAATAACGGCAGTAAATCAGGTGCTTCCAATCTTCTTCTGTCAATGTCGAGTATGAGAATCTTGCCTTCAGGTGTGATAGCAACTGATGTGATGACCGTGAAGTCAGCACTCTCTTTAGTTGATGTAGCCAAATCGACAGTTGCGTATCTACGGCAATCTTCCAATCTACACTCTTTGTCTTTGTATTTATAAAAAACTTCCAAATATTCATCTTTTGTCTCCTTATCAATAGATATTCGTTCTTCTATGGAGTAATGCTCAAACCAATCTGCTTTAAACAAGCCACCTGTGGCTTCAATAAATTGAGCTTCGTATTCTTGAGCAAACAAAAAACTTCCTATTTCTTGCTTTGCTGATTCTAATTCTTTTTGGTCTATGATTGGATTTGTATGTGTTGGATAGGTAAACCTTACCCAATCATCTAAATAGTTAGCTTCTGAGTAGAGCTTTTCAAAAAAGTTATATCCTTTAGGTGTGCTGATAAATAATGCACTACCTTTTTTTTCTGTTAATGCAGGTCTGATTACTTCTGCCCAAGTTTGTGGTTTCATAAAGGCACACTCGTCTAATACAACAAAGTCAAGTCCTGCACCCCTTAACTTCATTGGGTCATCTGCTGACCTTACTTGTACCGAGCCACCTGTTGTTGTAATAATTGTTCTCTCAGCTTCTTTAACTCTTACTCCATATTCAATGCCAATGCTTCTCAAATCTGCCCACGCTTCGTTAGTCATAGAGTAAGAAGGTGCAATCCACCAAGCTCTTTTACCTTCCCACGCATATTTAAGGCAAAGCCAAACACCAAGTTTTGTTTTACCCCAACGCCTTCCTGCACTGAGTACAGTAAACCTTTGCATATTTTCGACAACTTCTTTTTGTGCTTTATGTAAAGGTGGAAGTTCAATGTCTAAGCCTGAGCTGACATTTGCGTCCAATGATGATTGCATATTTACTCCTGAGAATTAAGCCAAAGTAAAAAGGTTTCAATATGTTTTGTTGGCATATTAAAAGAATTGTAAACAAGACCGTAGTCTGTGATTATTGGCATAAACACAATGGCAGGTAGTTCGTTAATATCTATAATTATTTCATCTAATATTTCTTCTTCAATCTCTCTCATATCAAGATATTGAATTATGTCAGCAAACTTATTGTTTACTTCTTCTTCATTCATCTTCAACCACTTCGCCTTCTAAATATTCTTGTTGTCCTTCAAGCAAGTTTCCGTCTGCCCAACGCAGTTTGACTTTTGGATTATCTTGATTCTCAATAGCAACTGTGTCTCTTTTACCAAACAGGTGTGGGTATCTTCTCTCTAAGTACCAAGCGTCTGCCGTCCAATTACCTTCTTCTCCTGCTTTTTCGATTCTTTGGATTCTTCTCTCTATTGCTTTTGCTTCTGCAATTTGTATTCTTTGCCAAACTTTGTCGTAAGGGTGTATGCCTTGTTGTCCTTTTTTCTTCCATTCAGATAAAGCTGATGTGCTTATTCCTACTGATTGACACGCAAGATTAACATACATTCCTGTTGCAATAGAATCACAAAGTGCTTCTACCAACTGTTCATTATGAGCTAAAGTTTGCTTTGGCATTATGCACCCATAATAGCAAAGTCGGTCTCAAAAGAAACCGACCTGCAAGATTTGTTAGATTTAAAAGTGGCTTAGTTCTTCTATTTGCTTTTCTAAATCTTTTAAAGATGTTCTATCAAAACTCTCCCAACCTTTTGAATATTCAACATAGAAGGTATTTATTTTTAATACATCTAATTGAAATTTCTCTGTCCTTGCTACTAATTCTGCCATTTCAAAAACACCAAGTTTTGAAACATTAGCTTTTACAATTAGTGAAGTATCAATTCTTATTTCTCTACCTTCGTTATCTGCAAATATAAGTGTTGTTTCAAAACCTTTTGGTGTCCATTCTAAAAGAGTTTTACCTTCTTCATTATTAAATCTTACTCTGTTATCACTATCATCAAACATTCTAAATTCTGTTTGAGTCTTTAATGTATATCCTGCCTTAGTAATTTTATTAATACTGTTTTTAAAAGAGCGTGATTTCTCTTTTAAGATTTCTAAAGTTTCTTTTGTTTCATTCATACTTATATTTAACTATAATCTACGATTATATGCAAATTTAATAAGTGTTTCTATACAAAAAAAGCCCAATGTTTATAGGCTTTTATAATTTTTTTTATTTTTTTTTGTAAAAATCTACTTTTTTTGCTCTTTTTTGCACCTTACACAGTACAAAAAGTAGTCGTGGTCTATGAAGTTACAACCTAGTTCTTCACAAATAAGTTCAGGATTATCTTGCATTTTTTGTTTGCGTAGTTCGTCCTGACCTAGAGCTTCAAACTTACCAAACCATTTATTGATTGCGTAAGGTGTAACATCAACATTATTCCAATGCTTCTTGTAGGCTTGTATTGAGCCTTTAAGCATATCTGATGTAACTCCTGATTCAACTAATTCTTTACAAACCTTAAACCAACCTGACTTTTCTCCTTGAGTTCTAGGTGTGTAGCCAAGCTCATCACAGAAAACTTGGTAAAGAGCTTTACGATTCCTTAATACTTCTTCATCAATCTTCTTTGGTTGTGGCTTGTCCACATCTATTGGTTTTAGTTCATTGGTTATAGTTCTATGTACTGTCTCCGATACTACCCTTGTATCGTCTACAATACTACCCCCTGTCTCGTCTGTGGTACTACTAGATGTAGTAGTATCGGATTTAAGATATGGGTTGCTTGTTTTAAGGAAATAAAGATTAGTCTGCTTTGCATTATCTTTGTATCGATTCTTC